GCGCGGTCCGCATCGGTTACAAACACGGACGTTTCCTGGTTAGCCGCGGTCGCACGTTGCACGGCATTGACAATCCCATATATGGGCGAAATTATTGACGTTTGCAAAAACGGGTTCTGCTGGAGGATCGCAGCGAGTAGCGTGCTGCCGCTACGCGGGAGCCCGCTTAAAAAGTGAGCATTCATAAGGACTTACCCTACACCTGGGGAAATAGGTTTAGCTCCGGGCCCGGGCTGGTTGCCAACCAAGGTTGCCGATTGAGGGCCTAGCCCATGGCCGGCCGGCTGTCCAGGTCTATTTCCCTGGCCCTGCGCGGCGGCGCGGTTCAAGTCCATTCCTGGGTTATTCGTTTGCCCATCCTGGCCACCGTTGCCCTCAGGCGTACCAATATGCACGGGCGGCCCTTCTGGCATCTGGGCGCGGGCGGCCAGCGCGCCGGCGGTCAATTCGGTCGCAATACGCTGCACGCCCAATTCGACGCCCTTATGGACACCTTGCTCGACCTGTTGGGTCATATCGCCGCCGCTGGCCTGTTGCTGCTTCTCAGCAGCGTCCATCTGCTCAATCTCTTGCTCACTCGGCACGATCTGCTCGCCGTCCAATCCGATGGTACTAGAGACTGACCGCAGCACACTGGCGCGGCCCTTGAGCCCGACGATCTTCTGATCAACTGGGTTGATCGTGGCAGACAAGAACTCAATCTGGCGCTGTCGCAAAGTCTCGCGTTGGATCGCAACATTGACGCCCTGGACACTAATCTTCTCCTCGCCGGTCAGCAATCCGGTTGTATCGGTCAACATGATCAAGTCGGACAGTTGCAGGAGCGCGGGCTCCAGCACGTCCCGGTCAATATTAGCGCTCACGCTCTGCAAAATCTTCGAGGCATTGCCCATGAGCATAGCCAGCCCGGATGCGGTTCGGCCGGCGCCGCCGGCGGCACCCTGCCCACCAACATACTTCGGAATGGCCGAAACGTCATCGGCCAGGCCAACGCAGAACTCGAACACAGACTGGAGCTGCTGTGCGTTCGAGGTTGGCATAAAGAACGAAACAGGAACCTGGGCATTATTACCCACCGGGTCGTTGCGCGCGTGCCAGCGCTTCCACGGATATAGATCATCAGTGTTCTCGTCCGGCGACACGCGGTCGTCGTTGATCACGACTTGCGGGCCCGAGGCTATGCTTAAGTTATTGACAAGACTACGTAAAGTGGCGTTTGCCACCTCCTGTAGATCGGTCAGCAAATCGGTCAATCCGTTACCAATGGGGGTACCCGGCACCTTCTCGAATGATGTAATAAAGTACGGATGGCGCTGTCGCGGGGATGGCGACAAATGCGCCTTAATGACATGCGTGCCAATGACCCACGCTTGAACATTGTAGTCCCGTAACTCGTCCGGGACAGCCAAACCATACTCTTGCAAAACGCGTCCCTGAACATTGCCGTTGAACTCCATCATGGAGAGCATGCCGGACCGGTTCCAGGCCGGGTTCTCGCGGCTCTCTAAAGTTGCCCGTTCTGCATCGGTCGTGTCCCAGTTATCGTATAGGCCTCCACGCCCATATTCATCCAAGACAGCTCGGATTTCATCCTCATTATACCCTGGCAAATCGAGCAGATCATTAATCTCGGCTCGGGTGATACGTAGCTTTTCGATGGTGTTTGCATTTTCAATGTCCGCGACACCCGGTGTCCACCACAAATCGAACGGCGACACGCGGTTCCAGGTCAGCTTTGGCTTCTGTTGGACTGTGGGAGCGCCTCCGTTGGGCGGCCACACGACCTCAGGAACGACCTTTACAACCGGGCCTTTTATGCACGCGAACGGGAATATCGGCAGGTCTACCAGGAACTCCGCGAGAGCATGATAGAAGCCACCATCGCGCAGCAGCCCTTCAATTTTTTCGTCGCTATCTCGGGCCTGCTGGGTCGCTTTTTTCTTGGCCGCGTCCTTGGCCGCCTCTACCAACGCGTCACGGCGCTGCTTAACGTCGGCCGGGTTCGGGGGCTGCCCCTTATGCTGCTGCACGAGCTGCTGCTCGGACTGCATCATCTGGTCAATACTCTGGATGATTTGCGGCGGCACGACGGGATCGGACGGCGGCTTGACAGACCAGGGCTGGTCCTGGCCTAAATAAATATCCCGGAGCAGCGAACTGGCGGCACGGCATTTTTGGGCGATCAGGCGGGCGTACACCTGTGACCCGCCGAACTTGGCAATTTCGGCCAATTTGGAGGCATCGTACTGGCCATTGAACGTGCGGAGGGCAACCAATAGGCGCTCAGACCACCCGGACGCCGTGTTCCGGTGGTTCCGCATTATCTCGAATTGACCCTTGATATAGCCAGCTAACTGGGGTATTTCTGGCTCTGGAGGGGCATTGTCCTGCGCGGACGCCGTAGCCCGCTCCTGGAGCTGTTGCTCCAGCGCAGCCGGTGGGATAACTTGGAGTACGCCGCTTTGTCCGAGGTCGCTCATGCCTTGTCCGGCTGAAAAGGATTGCACCGTGAACCTAACCGGAACGCGCTAATAATGCCTTAACAATTGCGATGTTGCATTTAATACCGACCTGGTGTACGGATTTGGCCATGATCGATCATATTGACGAAAGCGAGCGCCTGGACGAAGTTATACGGGCGGCGCTCCCGGCCACGTTATCGTCCAATGGCCTAAACCTTTCCGACCTAGCCGCGCTTGCCCGCGACCTGATCCTCAATCTCAGAGAACTGCCGGCCACGCTTGCCGCGCACAAAATCACCCAAGAGCAATATGGCAGGATTAAAGAGAACGAATTTTTCAAGCGCGCCCTAGAACAGCTCACCATTGAATGGCATTCAGCCAAGTCAACTACTGACCGGTTGAAAATCCAAGCCGCGGCGTCGTTTGAATACGCCATGCCAACCATAACCGCGAGAATGGTAAAGAACGATGAAGACCTCGGCAAAGTAGTTGAAGCTGGCAAGCTGCTCGCTAAAGTGGCCGGCGTGGATAGCAGCGAAGCCCAGGCAGCCTCAAACCCCGGCGAGAAATTTTCTATTGTTATTAACCTAGGAGAAGATACGAAGCTCAAGTTTGAAAAAGACGTAACCCCCGCGGTGCCACTCTTATTGAAAGAAAAAACCAATGAGCCAGCCTAAAGTCGCGTTCTTCGATATCGAGACTGCCCCATCCCTAGGCTGGTTCTGGGGCAAGCTATGGGAAACATCAATCATCGACGTGAAGACCCCGTGGTACATGTTGTCTTTTGCATACAAGTGGCAAGGGAGCGACAAAATTCACATTCACGCGCTGCCCGACTATCCGCTGTTCAAAAAGGACAAGGAGAATGACAAGCACCTCATCGAAGACCTCCACGATCTCTTTGATGAAGCGGACGTTCTCATCGCCCACAATGGTGACAGATTTGATATCCGTAAGAGCAATGCTCGCTTCATCACCCAGGGCCTGCGACCGCCGTCTCCTTACAAGTCGATTGATACTCTTAAAGCCGCACGCCGGTTCTTCCAGTTTGACAGCAACAAGCTGAACGACCTGGGCCAATACCTCGGGGTCGGGCGCAAGCTGCCGCACACTGGGTTCGATCTGTGGTCCCGCTGTATGCGTGGAGAAAAGTCTGCATGGAAGACGATGAAAGAATACAACGCCCGCGATATCGTGCTACTCGAACGGGTCTACGAAAAGCTGAAACCCTACATGACAAATCACCCCGATCTTACTATCTACGAAGATGCAGTAGGGTGCCCAACATGCCGGTCCACTCATATTCATCGCCGCGGGTTTGCGGTCAGCAGGAAGCGCAAGTATCGCCGCTATCATTGCGGTAACTGCGGCTCCTGGTTCCAAGGAGCCGTCATCAAGCTGGGTGAGAAAGTCCCCGACAAACACGGAAAATAATATGCGCGATATGCTTTGGGCTCTGGGTCTACAAGCCAGCTTCTGGTTCTGCGTATGGCTGACTTATCGGGCAGGCTATACAGATGGACAGCGGCATCCAAATGGGCATTGAGTACACAGCACCGCCTACCTGCGCGGCCTTCCAGAAGTCCGAAGCCTTCGGACGGCTAATTGCTGGGCCCGTGGGCTCTGGTAAGACGACTTCCTGTGTGATGGAGCTAGCGCGCCGGTCCATGCAGCAGGCTCAGGCCGGCGATGGCCTGCGGTACACCCGCCACGCCATTGTCCGTCAAACCCTCAAACAGTTGAAGGACACCGTGCTCAAGGACTGCCGCTCGTGGCTGGGCGGCCTGGGCGAATGGAAAGTTTCCGAGAATACCTTCCACCTGAACTTTGGCGACGTACGCTCCGAGTGGATATTCATTCCTCTCGAAGACGCCGCGGATCAAGCGCGTTTGCTGTCCATGCAACTGACAGGAGCCTGGTTGTCCGAATGCATCGAAATGAACCTGGACGTTGTCGCGCCAATTACTGGCCGCCTAGGCCGATATCCATCGGGCGCTCAAGGTACGCCTACGTGGCATGGTCTGATCGCGGATACGAACATGCCTACGGAAATGTCTCCTTGGCATACATTCATGGAGAACCCGAATGCGGATTGGCAGGTCTACATTCAGCCTTCGGGATTGTCGCCCAACGCCGAGAATTTAAACTATCTCGTGCAGAATGAACGAACTATCCTGCTGCCTATTGATCATCCAGATCGCTTGGCGCAGGGCCGCAAATACTACGAACGCTTCGTTGAAATGTACGGCGAGGACAGCGACTGGGTTAAGCGCTATGTCCACGCGCAGTACGGCGATGACCCGTCCGGCATGGCCGTCTTCAAGGAAAGCTGGCGTTCAGACTTCCACGTTGTGAACGACACGATGCTGATCCCGGGCTACCCCATTGTGGTAGCACAAGATTTTGGCCGCAACCCGTGGTCATTGATTTGTCAAGCCGATCACATGGGCCGGCTGATCGTTCATGAGGAAGTTCCCGGCACAAACATAGGTTTGGAAAAACATGTCAACCAAAGCCTGCGCCCTCGACTGCTATCGAACAAG